AACACATCTTCAAGGGTTGGAGTTTCTGCCCATCTGCCAATTGGGTAGATGATTACAACTCCGTTGACCTCATTGTTTACCTTATTGATAAACATCCATTCCTTTTCCATAGCCCACTTCAGCCAGTCATCAAGATAGTCTAACTGAAAGACAGGGCGTTTGCCGTTGTCTTTGTTCTCGTAGACAAATCTACAAGTGCTAATGAAGTCTTCTTCTGTCATCAAGCAGTCTTGAACTTGCTTACGGTTTTATGAGAAGGACTGGTCGTGGTATTGCAGTTAAGTTCAGAGCCAGCGGTATTTACTCCAGCAAAATGACAGGCAACCATTCTGATAGTGTGAGTGCCAGCAGGAAGAATAATGTTATAGATATACGGAGTACTAGTGTATCTATTGAGTCCAATGCTAAATGTATCTCCAACTGTAGTAGTTGTAGTAACATTGTTTATACTAGAAATTAATTGACAACCATAACCATAGTTACCAGCCCCCGGAGCAATGTTGTTATACAACGAAGAAACAAGATGTACTTCCCAAGTCTCTTCATCTGGAACAACAAAATCTTCAGTATAAGTAACTTTACCAAAGTTCATCCAGTTATTAGACCAAGCCGAAAATCGATAAACGCTGTCCGTTCCAAACAGAGTAACATTGGAAAGAGGAGTAGTTACTTTAGAGTATAGACCAAAAATCGGAGTACCCTTGAACTGTACAGTACCTGTAAAATTACAGACACCCTTAGCAGTAAGGGCAGACTCAGTAACAAGATTGCCCATACATTGTGTAGCACCGCTAAACTTGTTGATTCCATCTGAATAAAGACCGCCTGTAACAGAAATATGCCCATTAGAAAGAACACTAGGAGCCTTAACATACGAACAACTTCCTCCAGTCTGAACAGACTTTGCAAAAAGTTTGTAGTTAATTTCGTCTGGAGTAACAGTATCAATTTCCCAAGTTCCATTAAAATCACTTCCTGTGGCATTTGTTACAATAATGACCTGTCCAGCAAGAAGACCGTGTCCAGCAGACACAATCTTTACTGTGGTTACTTCACCAACCGTAGTAGGAGCAATTGTCTTAAGGGTAACAATAGTTCCAGCAATAGGAGTTAGCGTAATGTCTTTAAGCGGTTGTGCAAAAAGATTAAAAGAACAGTTAAGAGGACTATTTAGAAATCCAGTAGCCGTAATCTTTCTAAGTTTAGTGGGTGGCGAAGTAGCAGACAAATCGTGAATCAAGAACGAGTCACCTACCGCTACCGTGTTTACGGTAAGGGCGGTCTGTCCAATGATTGCATCGTCATCAAGACTAGCGTTGTTAATGTGATTGTTGAGTCTGTCACCAGTTACCTGTTGACCGTCAACAAATGTGTCTCCTCGTTTAATTTGTGCCATAAGTTATTTTTTGCTAATGTTGTTCTGAGTCCAGACAGTTGCGTACACAAAACTAGAGCGAATTGTGGGTCTGTCGTTATCAGATGTAAATTTTAATTGAATGCCAGAACCGTTTTTTCTGATAGGATTTCTACGCATAGAGTCCTCGGTAGTGGTGTAACCATAACCTTCAATAGTAGTAACTGAGTCTGGGTTTGTGACTATAGCCTCTGTAAGAACGCTACTTGAGCCTTCAGAGACCATTTCAACTTCAACTGTACTAAACCTTTTTTGTCCAAGGCTTTCAAAGTTATAGCGTCTTGTCTGGAGAACTCCTGTAATTTTATTCTTAGGGAAAGAACTTTCATCAAGCAAGGCACTCAGTCCATTGCCACAGGCAAAGGGAAGAATAGGTGTGCCTTGGTTGGGGTCTCCAATAGCCCAGTCTTGATACTCATCGTAATTAAGTTCATCCATTAAAAAGATGCCTTGATTCGTATCTACAATAAACACTCTCTTTTCGTTGTTACGCTTGCATACAATAAAGTTAAACACATCAAACCCAGCAGGGTAAGTGTCAACAGACTCCCACCCCTTTAGGATAAAATTGTAAACAAGAACACAGTTGTTTGTTTCAGATGTACCAATTGGCACGGCAAGGTAGTATCTGTTGTTAAAATAAATAGCAACAGACCTGTATGCGGTAGTTTTGTTGATAGTCTGAATGACATCGTTAATCTGTGCAGACAGAGGTTCGGCAACCGTCAAAAGTCTTACAGAGTCGTTAGACGAATTGTTCTGAGGCTGTAGGAAGTACACACCATTGTCAGACAGGAACAGAATGCCACCATTGGCTTGGACTACGGTTCTCTTTGCAAGACAGCCTGTGTCGGTAACAAGAGACTTAATAAAAGATGTGGTAGAAAGACCGTCACCAGTAGAATATCTACCAAGACCAATGTTTACATAAAAGATACTGTTTCTAAGGAAGACAAGAAACTCATTTAGCGTCCAAGGCGTAATGGAAATTACTTCATCATTACCACCTTGGTTGAACAAGAATTCATCAACCGCATCCCAACTCAAGTGTTCTAGATAGTTAGCAACGCATACGGCATAGTTAGACCTTCCTTCACTTAAGTAATGCTGACCAGTAGCAATTAGTCTGTTAGAATAGTACAGAAGCCCATTGCAGTTAGGAAACTGATAGCCATCTGGCTGTGTTGCTGGAGCAACAATAAGAGGGTCATATGTACCAAACGGAGTAATGGAATTAGCCAAGTCCCAAATCAAGGGTCTCTTGTTATGACCTCTTGTAATAAAGACCTTCTCCATCGCATAACAAATTTCACAACCATCACTTGTAGTAATAGTTTCTCCAGCAAAAGAAATTGGACCAGTAACGCCAGATGTCTGTGGATTGTATGTCCAGAGTTCATTGCTGAAAACAGTAGCAACCGTAGAACCTGTAATTAATACAATGATTTCTTGTCCAGCATTATCTAGGTAAGAGCCACAACCATACACGGTCTTGCCAATGATATCGCCAAGGGTAAGACGCTTAATGCCTTTACGAACTGTCGCTACACCTCTGTCTAGACGAAAGTTCTGGGACTGAGTAACAGTACCCTGCTGAAGATGGGATGGATTGTCTCGGCTGTTTAAGCCAGTAAAACCCATATCCCCATCTTTCTTATACTCAATGGGCATTAGTCCCCCTTCTTCAAGGCGTTAAGAAGTGCCTTACCTTTGCTGATGGTCTGAGAGTCAGCGTTCTTAACGCCAATCCAAATGCCAGCAACAAGGAATGCTGTGTGGGTAATGAGAAGGATGATTATGGAGGTCATAGATTAAGGAAGTATTTGTACCCAAGAGCCATTCTGACGAGCATAAATAAAACCGTCCTGCGGAGCGTCTGGAAAACTGCCACCAAGGTCTCCTTGGCTTCCCTGTGGTCCTGTATCGCCCTGTAATCCTTGGTCTCCTTTACTGGCTACAATTTGCCAAGAGCCTAGAAAAGAAGAAGGGTAATAACCAGCACCACCAATGTAATTATACATCACATAACTTGAACCATCAGCGGTGACAAAATCTCCAACAGAATAAGTGTAGCCGTTATCGTAAGCACCCTTATAAACCCAAGCAGTTGCATTGGCTCCAGCAGGTCCAGCAGGTCCAACAACACCTTGAGATGCTGTAGTCTGGTATGTGCCGTCATTAAACTTAATACCAGTAGCATCAACTGCTAGACACGCACTAGTATCTGGAGCAACGCCAATGCCAACTTTACCAAACTGGTCTACTACAAAGGCACTTCCGTCTGGACTAGTAGCGTCTTCGACAACAAGAGCATTACCAGTACCAGTCTGGTTAACTCTAAGCAAAGCACCTGTAGTTGCCCCAGCAATAACTTGATTGGTGGTAAAAGTATTAACTAAGGCGGTGGCAACAACGGCTCGCCAAACTCCAGTTCCGTCTCTATAGTTCAACTGAAGACCGCCTGTTGAAATCCACAAATCTCCAGCGGTAGTTGCTGATGTGCTAGTTCCACCAATGCCAACATTGATACCAGCAAGACCTCCAACAGATGTACAGGAAATCTTTCCAGTAAATGGAGCACCAGCCAAATTAGCCTTACCAACAAGGTCGTTAAGAACAACAAACCTGTTTACCGATGTAGCAGACGGTGCAGAACTAATGGCATCCAGAGAAGGTTGCGTAATTTCCGTTCCAA